CCGTGTTCTTGTTTGTTCATCAATGTCGTAAATGTGACCACCTAAATAAACTTCATCTGCTTCCAAGGTTTGAGTTTGACTTGGATAACGAAATGATGAATACACACCATTAACTCGTAGGACAGTAATCCCACGGTTTATGCCCATACGCTCAAAAAGGGTATGTCCACCAGCAGGGGTTTCTTTAATGCTGGGTGGTGTGAATTGGTATGCCATAATTCTCCTTAGTGTAACAGGGTAGCGGGCGTTTAAACACCCGCCACCCCGGTACTAATCTCCGAAATTAGTCAGAGATGCTAGATGAAGTTTCAATGCGGAACAACGCATCATCACGATAGCGGGCGAAACCAAGTACGCCGTACCATCCGATTGGGCGGAAACGCATTAACTTATCAGTAACAGGTCCGATAACTACGCCCGGTTCCTGTGCTACTGCTTCTGCCAAAGCCTGCTTTCCGCAAAGAATTGTGCGGTAAACATTTGTCTTTGGAGTAACAGTTACAGTTGCACCTGATGTTACAGCAGCAGTAGTTGCTACTGAAAGGGTGAGAACTGCACCGTTGATTGCTGAAACAAGTGTGCTTGCGCCAGTTGTTGCAGAAATCGCTACACCATCACCAACATCAATTCCTGATGTTGAAGCAACAGTAATTGTTGTGGTTCCTGATGCACCTGTTGCAGCAGTTGTAGTTGTGAAGGTTGACTGATTAGCACCTTCTGCCTTTTCGTACATGCGTGGTGTTTCTACAAAGAAAGCACCTTCGTATGTTCCGATTGTTCCAGCCCATAGGTTACCCTGTGCAGAGTCTGTTTGAGCGTGGATGTCGCGCCATCCGACTGAGCCGGTTTCGGCGCGAAGGTCGTGTGAAACCTCAGGGTGAATACCTGCCCAGTACAAAGAACCTTGGCGTGGAACAGCCTTGTTGCTACGCAACTTGGCTACTGCACGGCGGATTTTTGCAGATGTTAGGGTATCAGCAGATGAAACGGTTGCTGTTGAAGTTACTGAACCGCCATAGATAACATTTGTTCCTTGGCGTAGGCTCTCCATTGCAATCTTATCAAGTGAGTCAGCCATGTTGTAGGCAATGATGTCTGCAACTGCTGGGTCCACATCTGATAGAGAGAATAGTTGTAACTTACGAGTTACAAGAGATGCATTTCCGTATTCTGCAAGTGTTACAGAAGTTGTTGATACATCTGATAGTGCTACTGCATCAGGGTCTGTTGCCTCTGATAGTGCAGAAGTTGCCGCTGCCAAATCATTGTAAAGTGAAAATACAACGCTTGACCCCGGCATTGCTTGCTGTGCTGGTCGCTTGTCTGCAACGCTACGAACTAGCGGTTGCGAACGGAGAGCGAACTCAACATAGCGGTCATACGCAACTTTTACCAAGCCTGCAAGGGCTGTGGTGTTGGTATCTGCCATGAGTTATTACTCCTTTAGATTGGTAGTTGGTTAATTTAATCCAAGGATGCGATTTAATTCATCTGCGTTACCTGCTGCTAGAATTTTAGCCATAGCATCTGAGTCAACTTCCGGAACTTGTCCTGTTGAAACCACTTGGTTAATTCTTGCATTAGCAGAAACATCTAGTGAATTGTTATTTGAAGCCTGCTCTGAATTAGCGTTTTGGGTTGAACCAAATACATCACCGTATTCATTTAGCCAGCCATTGATTGCTTCCTCAGAAGTATCAATGTCTTGCGGTATGAACGCAGCAATCTTTGGGTTAATGCCCTTGGCTTGTAACACATCCTTCACAGTACGCTGGCGGGTCTGCGATTGCAGTCCTTTCAACTCCTGTTCCAGTTCTTTTGCACGCTTTTCAAGAGTGCGATTTACTTTTCGGAGTTGCTTAACTACATCCGTGCCTTCGTCACCGAAGTCATCAAACTCGTCATCATACTCGTTATTTTGGCTCATTAGCCATCTCCCTTTCGTTAGTTGTTGTATTCGCAATCCACAATGTATGTAGGGGAACATACCTTGGCTATTGCTACCAGACTTCTTACACTCATCCGGG